ATTGCTCCTGTGTGGGGCTTATATATATAGGTATAAATTACTCAACTTTCGCGACGGGATCATCATCCTTATGCTCCACGTGAAAAAACGTGGTGTGCTTACAATCCCTGCAACGTAACGAGTAGTCTACCGTACCGTTCAATTTCAACAATCTGAATGGCATCGACTTCCCACAATAGGCACATTTGCCGTATTGCGACTTGTCCTTTTCGTCATTCCCCGTTGTTGTCATACAAACATTTTCAACAAAAGTAACATTATTGTTATAATTTTACTACCTTTGTATCGTTAAATATATGCACAAAATATGCTTGTCTTAAAGAATAAAGAAATTCCGATCCCGGAACCATACCCGAAAGTGCAACGTAAACTGGCAACAGTTGAAGACGAGGGCTGGACTAAATTCGATGATTTCAAAATACGCAAGGACGTAGACCTCTGTCCGCAACTTGGCTTGCAGGAAAATGTTATAGCCAGTGAGTGTAACCTTATTTTTCTTGCGGGTGAAGCTACTATGGGGAAAGCGCTGTGTATCAACGAGTTAGTGTTGACCAATGACGGGTGGGCAAAAATAGGCGTATTGGTTGTTGGGGATAAGATAATGGATGTGAATGGAAATAACCAATCCGTAACCGGTGTATATCCTCAGGGGGAAATGCGTATATATAAACTGGAAACGATAGATGGTGGATGTTGCGAGGTGAGCGCAGATCATCTGTGGACTGTGTATTTTAAGTATAATTCAAGTAGGGGCACATGGGGATTAATGACAACAGACGAAATAAGGATGGCCCTTGTCAACGAAAATGTTGAAATATCACTGCCTACATATCTATCCTATAAGTCTAAGAAGAGATTGATAAAATCAGTAACCGACACTGGTAGATGCGATGATTGTGTTTGTATAAGCGTAAGTAGTTGTGAAAAACTGTTTATTACAAGAGATTACATCGTAACCCACAACACCTTTTCAGGCTACCTAAAAGCACTTAACGGCATAGACAAACCAAACTATACGGCCAAACTCATATCAAAGCGCTTGCAGGATAGCAAGAAAGGTGGTTCGTTGCTACGTGACTTCAAGGTGGTTTATGACGGGTTTGCCGGTTGCGAAGTTTCGGGGACAGACTATCCTACAGCGTTCTGGTCGCAATGGAATAGTTCCGTGCAGATGATGCACATGAACTTCAATACGAAAAATGAAAGCGAATGGAAGTTGTTCCAGGACTATGCGAAGAAAAACCAATGCGCCTATGCGTATTGGGACGAGGTGACAGAAATCGAGGAGTTCCGCACGTTTGTATACTTTTTCTCAAGGAACAGGGACGCATCTGGAGTCCCTCCGACAACGGTCTGTTCATTCAACGCGTTGCATGAGCATTGGACTACATCGTTTATGAAACAGGCTGGTTACATAGGGTCCGACTGGTATTTCATACCTGAAATGCTTGGAAAGATAAGATATTTTTTCGTGGCTGGAGATACAGTGGAATCCGTGGAGTTCGCTGATACAAAAGAAGAACTTATACGAAGATGCAATATTGACCCAACGGAAGAGGAAAAGAAAGCAAAGATAAAGGCCACCGACCTTATAAAATCATTTACCGTATTCTCGGGGTGCGGGGCTGATAATAGACTTTTGGTACACGAGACAAAGGGAGGGAGTGTCGCCAACCTGTATAACGTGGGATATACAGAGCGCATGAAAATCAAATACGCGTATTTCGGGCCAATCGAAAAAGAGGATGTGCGTATCAGTCAACAGGCAATAGCCGATATATTCGCCAACCCGACAGACGGCTCAACGGAGCGGTTCGCTTCGATGGACGTGGCGGCTGGTGGCGACGTATGCGTCATGATGATATGGGAAGGACATACGATAATCGCTATTGAAACATCGGACAGGAGAGAGCCTGACGAAATAGAGCAGTGGTCTGACATTATGCTCCATAAGTATAGCGTGCCCGTATACAACTTCTCATTTGACGCATCCGGTTCCGGGTTCTTTATGAGAAAATTCAAGCAGGGAAGACCTATAATTTCAAACACAAGACCGATAGTCGAGTATGATGAGGCTGGCAACCAATCCGTAATGGAATCTTATTATACACGAAGAAGCCAGTTGTTGGGTAAATTGGAGGCCGCCATTATAAAAGGAGAAATATCGTGCAAGATAGACAAGTTTACCCAATTCCCACACGGGCCGAAAAGAACCATGACCACGTTGCTTGACATACTTATTGAGGAACGAAACGTGTTTAGAAGGGTTGATAGGAACGGAAAGATATACTACCGCAACAAGGATGAGTTCAAGGTGTCATATAAGCTATCCCCGGACTACGTAGATGCCATGTCATTTCGCATGGAGTTCGACCTTGACGCAAGACCGAGAAAAGAGAAACCACGTATATATGGGAAAATGGACTATCGGCTGGTGTGGGATTTTGATTAATGTGCATATTTTTATCTTTTTTATGGATTTATTACCATTTTTTAGCGTAATTTTGCTGAAAATACGGTAAAATAATGAAAATTTCAGATTATACAAGAAAGCCATTATGGTCAAGGAATGTATATACAAAGGGTTCCGAGAGGCATCCCACTGCGATTACCGATGCGTTTATACCGCAAACCTCAATGAAGCTAAACACATCGAAGAAACTCATCCTTGACCAAACTGCCTTTATGCAAGAGCTGTCACCAATGGCTCACGAAGTATTCTCAACAAACGTCAGGTCGTTACGCCCCAAGTATCGGTATATCGAATCAACAGGAGAATATGTATTCAAGGGCTATGAGGATGTGGAACGCGTCGGACTGCCCATACAATCGTCTATCCGTGATAATAAAACCGGCTATTGTTTTGGCAACCCGCTATGGTTCGGCAATGAATCCGGTGATGAGAACTCGGATAGAATGGCCAAGTTCAAGGCGTGGTGGAACTCCACAAATATGACCGCGTGCCTGTCTCAAATGGGATACCACCTTTTCGGTACAGGCGATTCCGCCATCGCGATATACAAAGATGAAGAGGGGATACACTATAAAGTATTCGGGTATGAAAACGGGGATTGTGTGAATGAGGCTTTTGAATATATTGACGGGAAGCGAAGTTCGATAGGCGTAAGAATGTTCCAGATTGACGGACACGATGCGGTTGAACTTTATAAAAGAAAAGAGGTGGAATTATGGATTAAAGCAACAGATGATGAGATTAAGGCATCGTTTGGCGCGGAACCTTCCGCAAGATCCGAAGATGGGTATTCATTGATTTCATCCACACCGCACGGGTTCTCAAAGGCTCCATTTATTTATTTCCGTGAAAAGGATGTCCCGTGGGGCATAGCACAGGATGTATGCGACAAACTGGACTTGCTTGTTTCCGATTTGTTGGAAAGTGGCAGGTTTTTCTTCAACCCGTATATATTCTTGAAAGGCGGTGCAATAGCGCTGCCGTCAACGGACTTCCAGGGGCGCGTATTCGCCTCGGAAAGCGAACATGGGGATGCCAAGATACTGGAACCGCCAAACGCATCAAGCATGTTGGAAACCGCGTTCAACAAACTCATGAGAACACTCCTTGACTCCACAAAAACGGTATTCATACACCACGAGGACTTGAAAGGGCAAAATGATAGCGGCGCATACCTGAGAATGTTATGCTTCCCTGAGATACAATGGGCTACAAACTTCTATCCCCGGATAGATAATCAGATGAAACGCTTATTCTCCATATTCGCAGAGGCGGTAGGTATTATAGAGGAAGACATTACGGGATATATGGGGTTGCGGTTCTCTTATCAATTTACGCCCTGTATACCTCAAAACCTGCAAGAAGAGGCACAGATTATAATAGAATCACATCGTGCTGGGGTACTTTCACGTGACACCGCGGTAGAGGAACACTCGCTTGCCAACCCGCAGGAAAAGAGCAGACTGGAGGCAGATGATAAACGCAAGGCTAATGCGGAAGCCGTAAAAACACAAGCAGCCATAGCGGTTGCTGAGAATAAAAATAATATCGAGGGCACGTCCTCAAGTAATAACAATCTAAAAAAATAAACTATGGATTCAACAAGAATTAAAATCGGGCA